TGGTTGTAATTACAACCATAAGGGAACATTTTAAATCCCTATAACATTAGCTTTGCTAATGTTTTTGCACAACATTATTAAGAAATAAATCTTCTAGTTAGCGGCAATAAAGCGCTATCTTTAATGTTACCTAACAAATCGCTACCTGCGACACAGCCAAAAGCTGAGTACAGGTGTTCTCGACCAGCGAGACTACGCACACGAAACACAGGATTTTTCGTTGCAATAAGCAACGGTGTCTCAGTTACACCGAGATAAAATCCGTTATTCTGAGTTTCCCTTAGAGCATTTGCCCACAACATTACATCGTGAGGTGAACGCTTATAAGAGTCGCCAGGTTTTCCAAAAATTTGTCCGAATATATTTGCTAATGGCTCATCAAACGATGGGTACATTTGTCGATATAAAGCGTACGTTTTAAGTAAATCAAATGATTTATATTTTGGGAGTGTTCGTTTCTGTGTCTTTTCCTCAACAAAATACGTTGGAGGTGTCACACACTGAAAATCAAGAAGGAACCCGTCACCATTTACGGCATCGGACCCTCTTAAAAGAGCGCACACAGGTTTAGATATTAACTTGCGAATTTTAGCATACGTTTTTTGAAACACGTATGTTAAACCCTTTCGCACAAAGAAATTATGCATTAAAGTTAACGTCCTTAACGACACGTAATCCTTTAAGTTAAAAGGACGAACGTCGAAACCATGTAAATAATCACCACCGCAGCTTTCGCGAAAATAACCAGTACTAAAACTTTTACTGGTATTCACTTGAAAACCGCAAAGCTCAAGCACTGTTTTAAGGTGCTCAAACACGGGCGTGGCAATAATAATGTCATCACCGTAAACTGAAACACTCTCACTACTAAAACCTAAAACCTCACTTGTCGCACGCGAAATTGCGTAAAACAAAATGGTTTCGAGTTCAAAAGTGTAGCCGTTTCCCATTGCACTAAATTTGTGATAATCATAATGATTACCGTCAATTTCGTACGATGAAGACCGGCAGGCCTCTAACGCATTGTACCACTCAAATGGAAATTGATCTAAAATGAGTGCTGTACTAATGCAATCCGAGGCAGATACAAGATCCATAGTAGCTCCTTTACAGGTTTTACTAAAGATTTTGACCAGCGACTTATGCAAATCTTGGGTTCGCCCAAGGTCTATATAAGGTTTCAGTCTATCTTTCATCCAAAGCCCATAACCCCGTTGTATAACGGATTGGGTAGAACCGACAATCTCTATCGGCCTAAGAACTAAGGCTGTTTTGTCAACGAAGGTTAACTTGCCTGACTTGGTTAACAATAAGTGTCGCGGTTTCAACCGGACAGCTGTGTTTTCCAAAAACGACCCTCGTGCTGAATTCAGCACTGGGGCAGTTATACCAGGGCACGTTGCTATAAAATCAACAGCAACGTGTGCACAAGTTTCTGTAACTTCGAGTGAACTATTCAGTTTATCATAAACTGATGTATTTCTTTTTACACTTAAGTTCACACCAGGTCCATATTTGAATTGAAGTTCATCAACACTCGGCAAATCACCTAATATCTCGGATATAATTCTTTGCGATCGGTGTAAAACACCAGCGACAAAGGGGTCCTTTTTTAAAGACCCTCCGGATATATTCAGGTTTGTTTGTAAACATTGATGTTCAGCTGCTATAAATTTCTTCATAGCTTCAATTTTAGGATCCGTAGATAAAGTCCAAAATGGATATTTCTTTATTAACCCAAGTATTTGCGCATCGGCCCGATAATCGGACACGCTGAACTCATACTGTAAAGGATCAATCGACAACGTTAACAGCTCATTATAGTTTTTGTGACGCAAACAAGTTATAACCGATAAACCAAATGGAGTATCAGTTTCGTTGCATAACGTTATAATCAGCTCTTCGAGAACATCTTGCTCCATTGGACTAGTCCAATGGTTTGCAACATGCCGTTTAACTTTTTGTAAAACAGATTTTGTATGTTTCATACATGACTCTCTAGTTGTACTCGGCGTTTGATGTTAAATTAATTTCAACAAATATAAAACATCTTCATTGACCACACCTATCGAAATAAGGTAGGCAACTAATGATAATTTTAACAACCGAATAACCGTTTTGATCACCTTATACAGGTGCACGGCCGTTCAAGTAAATATCTTCGATTAAAGCATCGCTTTGTGCAGCTATTGCTAGCGCAGCAGCATCTTTAATCACAGCAACAGGGGCATCCTCTGGCACATTGGCGTACGTAATAAATTCTACGTGCTTCAAAGGCTGAGTAATACCATCGATACTGGCTGGACGATAAGGTAAATTCACTTTCGTGGTTACTTTTCGTTTTACATTATTAGACGCAGGGCGCAATTGAGTCGAAATTGACTCACGCTCAGCGACGGGAATCGTCAGATCATCTTCTTGCCATTTAGTTAACATTTTAACGTTACTTAAAGGTTTAAAGGTAGTCGTCGTAACTCCGTCGTCACGTAATAATGCTAAGTCACTTAATATCATAAGTATTTCCGTTTATATAAAGATCGTGTTATTCACACGCGATTGAGTACAATCATTTTGTGTGGAAAATTCCACGCTTATCTACGGTTGTATTACCGATAAACAAGAGCGCTCTTCATTAACGCAAGAGCAGTCGTTGCCTTCCATGCATCAAGCATTTCGCCAAGTTGTAATTGTGGCGGTGGAGGTGATATTGGGTTAAATCCTACTATTCTAGATACGTAAAAGGAAGAAGTTGAACCGCTTCCTGTATTTCGAATAGAGAACCACTGATCGCTAGTACTTTGATCTACAATACGACTTGATGTTTCGTGTTCACTTTTAGTAGTGAACCCGTCAAGCCATTTAAGTCCGGCTAAAGCCGATAAAGAATCAAGATACTTAGAAATCGGGAAAACCCAATCTACGACAAACGAGTATGGTTGAACTGCCCATAAAACTTGGGCTGGATTGTTCAAACCCATGGTTTGTTGATTGTATATTTCAACATTATCAATGTAATAGCTCGCTTGAACTAAGCATTGACGTTTCTTTGACCCACTACCTGACGAATTGTCAGGGTCGATTAAATTAAACACCATGTTTTCTTCGGCGTATCCTTTGATCGTTAAGACCTCCGGACGTGTGGCATATAACACATCAGTTATCGCTTCAGAGAAAGAGTAAATATCTTCAACTAAAGGAAACCAACCGAAATGTAACTCCAACCAAGTGTCACTTGCTTGGCGAGCTAATGCAGAGTAATCCCGCTTGCGTTTATGCAACAGGTACTCTTTGCGTTTCTTTCTTGCCATTTGATTGACTTGCTTAACACCTAGCTTCTTGCGAAGGTGTTTCGGCAGTTTACGTTGAGGTTCTAATCCCAACACACCAAAAGCTTTTCGAAAACGCCCGCGTTTTACATTTAACATAAATGTAGCAATTTTCGTAGCAGAGCTAGTAATCATAGATAATGATTGTTTTGCTTCTACTAAAGATTCGCCCGCGTTTACTTTTTGAAGTTTCCCAGCGTTACTAAAAAAGTTTGTGGTGGCTTGCGCCACTACATCATTCATAGTTTTACCAGTATAACTTCCAGTACCACCAAAACACTTAAAAAACGATGACACGTATGAGTATACTACCCATCCGTCTTCATTTCGTGTTTTAATCATGGTACCAGGATGATCGGTTGCTGTTGAACCAGATCGATGATACGGAAGAGGAGGCAAACGCTTCTTCGCCCTAATTATAGACTCATATTCTGAGTTAATAGTTTTCGTCACCGAACTGCTCGACGTATATGCAGGGGTTAACCCACCGCCACAATAGTGCTTAAAAAGCCCCGATGTGTCGTTAGTTACCACAGTTGGTAGTGTAATAATTGCCATCAGTAGTTCCTCCTGTAAAATACAAACCGACGTGACCACACCATGTTACGTTTAGTAACATGATATTTCAAAACGTTGCTTCATTGCAACCGCATTATGCG